TCCAGACGTCATTCCACTCCTGCCCGCAGTGGCGGTAGTGGTTGCGGAACTGCGGTTCCTCACTCGTGACTCCGGCCGCTTCGTCGGACACCCATATCCACGCCATGACGTACGCGCCGGGGTCGTCGCCGGGCGAGACGACGGCCGGATCGTTCACTTCGATCTCGCCGTCCTTCTGCTTGTCGAGCGCTGCGGCCACGTAGGGGTTGTCGGACGACTCGCCGAACAGGTTCACGACCTCGCCGAACGTCAGGCCGTCGTGATTCAGGTCCAGGCACAACGTGTCGATCTGGGCGCTGGTCAGCGGCGTGACGGTGCCGTTGTTCGTGGCAATATCTGCCACGTCAGGGAGATCAACCCCGGTGGCCAAATCCTGCTGGTAGTAGCGCAGCGCGGCCACGACGGTGGCGTGTGCTTCCGGGGGTAGCAGGTACAGCGCCGATTTGATGTCTTTGCTCATGGTCAGGCTCCTTTGATGGTGTCGAGGGAAGGGCAGTCTTGCGGTGCGGCGACCCGCCAGCCACGGCGGCGCATGATGGTGCCGACTTCGTACAGCGTGTGGTGCGGCACGTCGCGGTCGTCCACCGCGATCATGCTGTTGCACTCAGGGCAGCACCCGGCCGGGACCAGTTCGCCGGGCTCCAGCCGGTCCTGAATGTCCTCAAGGTGGTGAATCCCGTTGATGGTGTCCAGCGTGCCGGTCCAGTCGCATTCCGGGCATTCGTACACCGTCGGCGTGCCGGGTTCCTCCTGGGGCGCTGACACCGGCAGCGGCGCGGATACTTCGCGCGCCATGTCGAGCACCAGTTGATACAGCACGTTGTAGTTGTCGCCGTCCGGCGCGACCTCCAGGTCGTTGAGTTTCTTGTCGTAGGCCTTGACGGCCTGCACCAGTCGGGCGACCGGGTCCTGCTGTACCGCTGTCATGGCATCCTCCTGTTGGATCGGGACCATCCCCGCGTCAGCGCCCCGCGTGAGGCGCTGACACTGGCACGGTCAGTCCTCGTTGACGCGGACCTTGGCCGTGACCCAGGCGCCGCCGTTCGGGCACATCTCGACCAGTGCGTCGTCCTCGACCGCGATGCGGTCGCTGTGGCCGTACTGTTCCAGCGCAGCGTCGCGCAGACGCAGCACGTGCGATTCGTCCGACTCGTCAAAGCCCCACTCGTAGCGTTGCAGCCCAGGCAGCTCGTCGCCGTTGTTGTCAAGTCGCACGACGGACGCGTTCATCAGCAAGGCGAAGCGCATGACAGCGGCCAGGTCAATCGGCAGCTTGTCCAGTTCGTCGCGCGCGGGCACGCTCAGGAAAGCGCCGTACTCATAGACGCCGATGCTCATCGCGGGCCATCCATACGGGCCACGGTTGCCGAGGCGCTGCTGGTCGCCCGTCTCTTCGATCTGCTGCATGGTGGCCTGCGTCACGTGGGACGTGGACAGGTCCAGGTGGTGGAAGATCATCATTGCCTCCTAGAGTTGGGCGTTTCGTGCGGCCTGCTCGCGCAGGGTGGTCCATTCGCGGATTTGTTCGTCGCAGTACATGCGGTAGGCTTCCTCGCGCTGGGCCGGATCGCTGCCGAAGATCGCGAAGCTGCTCGGGTCCTCGTCGGTCTGGATGGCGACGGCGCTTTCGCAGTGGTCGTCCACGAAGGCGATCAGCCCGTCCCACGCGGCGCTGTAGTGGCGGGGCGGGACGTCCTCGTTCAGGCCGATCTCCAGCACGTTGCCGTTCAGCGTCCAGGTGCTGTCCTCGTCGGGCTGGAACAGTTCGGTCAGCGCTTCGACAGCGGCCTCATGGCCCGGTTTGATGCGCAGTTCGCCGCGCAGGAACAGATTAGTGCTCACGGCAGTCTCCTTTCATGCGGTCGGTGTCGGCATAGCGGGGGAGGAAGAAGTCCCCGAGCAAGCCGGTGTTGCGGTCGATGTGGCGACGGATGCCGCCCACGTCGTGGGCGAAGTCGATCAGATCGGCGATGAGCAGCTCTTTCAGCTTGAGCGGGCATCCCTGGGCGATGGTGGCTTTCAGGTCCATGATCGTGTCGGCGACAGTCTGGTCGACGTGGTGGGGCGTGAACAGCTCCCGGTCGGCGCGTTCGGCGATGAGCGCGATCAGATTGGCTTCGTCGCGCGTGACGGTGAATGAAACTGGCATGTGATCCTCCTTGGTAGCGGTTGGACAGGGATTACGTTTCGTCAATGCGGTACATCACGATGCGTTTCCATCCAAGCTCGGAAACGATCTCTGGCGGGATCGGGCGTCGTCCGTTCAGCACGTCGCTGACGAACTGGATCGACCGGCCCCAAGCGCGGCCGGCTGCTGCACCGGAACCGTAGCGTTGGCTGATGTACTCCCGAAGCAGCTCGCGGGCCTGGGCTTCGTCCACGTCCATGGGTTGTCTCTCCTCTTCTCAGATGAGGCCATGTTCGGCCATCGAGAACGATTCGTGCGCGGTGACGATGATGTGGTCCAGCACGCGCACATCGATCAGGTCGAGCGCCTGTTTGAGCTGGTTAGTGATGAGCATGTCCGCCTCGCTCGGATCGACGCATCCCGACGGGTGGTTGTGTCCGAACATGACCGAGGCGGCATTGTGTCTCAGCACGGCCTTGACGATCTCGCGCGGATGCACCCGCGTATGTGCCAGGGTGCCGCGAAACATCTCGTCGCAGGCGATCAGGCGGTGCTTGTGGGTCAGGAACATGACGACGAACACCTCGTGATCCCTGCCGCCCAGGTGCAGGCGCAGGTAGTTCTTCGCCGTCTGTGGCGAGGTCATCAGCTCGCCGGGCGTGCCCATGCGGCGGGCCAGGATCGACAGGGCGCGTCCGATCAGGGCGTCCTCGCGCTGGCGGTGGGTGCGACGTGGTGGCAGGACTGCGGCGGGGAACTTCACGACTACATTGGCATTGGCGTTCATGGTTGGCTCCGGTTAATAGGGGACGTGGGCGCACGGGCCCACGTGCACAGTATATAGCAAGATGCTACATATGTGCACACTATTACGCGCATCCAGGCACGGGTGCGTCAAAGGACACACAGATGAGCACCGACAAATACGACTTCGCCGCCGCCGAGATCGACTACCGGGCCGGCGGATACAGCATCAATGCGCTCGCGGCCAAGCATGGTATCCCGGAACCCACCCTGCGCCGCTATGCAAAACGGGAAGGGTGGATCAAGGGCAGCAGCGATGTGAAGCGCGAGCTGGTCCGTGAGGCAATGGCAGGCACGCCACTTGACGAACAGGTGACGAACGATTTGACGAGTGAAGCGGTTCGTCAAACCCAGCTTGACGAGGCCACCCAGGACGTGCAGGACATGAACACTGGCCTGTCCGTCGCCCGCGCCTGCATGAACAAGCTCCTGACGATGGTTGAGCAGGTGGACAACCCGAACGACGTCAAGCGCATCGTCGAGGCCAACAAGGCGGCGGTGGAGACGATCCGCAAGATCAGGGCGCTGGACGACGACAGCGGGCCGGAAACGAACGTCACCGTGCAGGTGTCGGACGGCTTCGACGACCTGCGCGCCGCGTTCAAGAAGCGCCTGCAACAGGCGACGCCGACGCCCGCGACCGATGCTGACCCTGCCTGACGACTTCCGCGCCGCGATCCAGTCCGCGCCCCTTGAGGCCGTCGCGGACCTGTGGGAGCTGGTCGAGACGCAGTACGGCGTCGAGGGGCAGGCATGGCTGGGCAGGAATGACCGCTATTACCTGCTGGTCAGGTTGCTGCACCGGCTCGATGCGATCCACCCATGGCTGTACGCGCGCTGCCGCGAGGTCGAAGCCAAGCCGGACGGCTGTCTCGACCTGTGGGCGCGCGAACACTACAAGAGCACGATCATCACCTTCGCCGGCATCATCCAGGAAATGATCGTCAATCCCGAGGTGACGATAGGCATTTTCAGCCACACCAAGCCGGTGGCGAGGAAATTCCTCCTCCAGATCAAGCAGGAGTTGGAGTCCAACGCTGACCTGCACCGGGTCTACCCGGACGTGTTCTACCCGGACCCCCGTGGCCAGTCGCCCAAGTGGTCCGAGGAAAAGGGCATCGTGGTCAAGCGCAAGTCGAACCCGAAGGAGGCGACGCTGGAAGCGCACGGCCTGGTCGACGGCCAGCCGACCGGCGCCCACTTCCTGCTGCGGGTGTACGACGACGTCGTCACGCGCGAGTCGGTGTCGACGCCGGATCAGGTGAACAAGACCACCACCGCATGGGAACTGTCCGACAACCTGGGCGCGCGCGGCGAGGATGGACGTATCCGGGCGTGGCACGTCGGCACCCGCTACAGCTACATGGACACGTATCAGGAGATCATCGACAGGAAAATCCTGACGGTGCGCCTGTATCCGGCCACCGAAGACGGCACGCCGGATGGCAAACCGGTGTTCCTGACCCAGCAGGCGTGGAACGACAAGAAGCTGGCCCAGGGCCCGGCCACGATCGCGTGCCAACAGTTGATGAATCCCGCGGCCGGCAACGAGGCGATGTTCCGAAAGGAATGGCTGTCATTCATCGACATCCGCCCCGCGACCCTGAACGTCTACATCATGGTCGACCCGGCCCACTCGAAGAAGAAGGGCAGCGACAACACCGCCATGGCCGTGATCGGGATCGACGCGGGCGGCAACAAGTACCTGCTCGATGGATACCGCCACAAGATGGGCCTACGGGAGCGCTGGGAGGCCATGAAAGGCCTGCGCCGCACGTGGATGGCCCAGCCGGGCGTGCAGGCCGTGTTCGTCGGCTATGAGCGCTACGGCATGCAGGCCGACCTCGAATACTTCGAGGAGCAGATGCAGCGCGAGAAGGAAGCCTTCGAGATACGCGAGCTGAACTGGACGTCCGACGGCGCCCAGGCCAAGGACGACCGCGTGCAGCGCCTGCAACCGGACTTCATCAGCCGTCGCTTCTACCTCGCCGCCGTCACGCAGGGCGAGACCGCGAACCAGCGCCGCATCCGCGAACAGGGTCAGCCCTTCCGCATCTTCAAGCCGGTGTCCAGGCGCGACCACGAGGGCAACCTGTACAGCCTGAACAAGGGGTTCCTTGAGGAGTTCCTGACGTATCCGTTCTCGGCCAAGAAGGACCTGATCGACGCTGTCTCGCGGGTGTACGACATGGAGCCCGTGTCTCCGATCCTGATCGACGAGCGGGCCCTGGAGCCTGAAACCTACGCGGACGGCATGTGATGGGACGAAAGAGCATCAGGTACGAGAAGTACGTCGACCCGAACGACGGGATCACCTACTGGCGCATGTACCGCGCGATCCATGGCGTCATGGTCGTCGCCACGCCCATCGAGCTGGAGATCGGCCGCGACGTCGTGGCGAGGAACCTGCGCAGGGCCAGGGCGCATCTGAGGTGGATGGAGCGGGACTGGAAGAAGCGCATGGCGGTGCCGGTGGACGTTGGCTACCACCGCTGGACGTCCGTGGATGACAATACGTTGAGACGCATTGATTCACCCTGACACGCGGTTATACTGGTCTCACTGCTCTCGGGGGGGAGTTGGGAAGCCCGCATCTGTCGACACGGATGCGGGTTTTCTTTTTGGGGCGGGATGAGCGCAGGCGGATGATCTTGTTCGGGTGTGTCGCGGGTCAGTTTTTCGCCATGCGTTGTTCCTGCCCTGCCGCGTCAGCCGCTGCTTGCAGGCGTCCGATGAAGCGCTCGACCAGCTCGTAGCGCGCGCTCTGGTGGCCGAACATATCGCCCAGCTTGTCGGCGATGTCGTCCATCAGCGCCTGGAGGTCGTCGTCGGTCTCGCAGTCAGCGCTGGCCAGGAACTCGACGAATGGGGTGATGGTTCCTGCGGGTTTCATAGGCTTCCTTGATCAGTCTTGCTTTCTTGGTTCGGCGTGGAACGTGTGTTTGCAGTGCGGGCAGGTGTACACGACGAGATTGAAGAAGGGCATCACCTCGACAGCGTCGGGATGGCCCCACTGGTAGTGGTCGCGGAATTCGTGCCGCATCGGCTCCTCGGCCGTGCAGTAGCGACGCGGTAGCGGGACGTAGTAAATCATCCGACCATCTCCGCGATCTGCATCACCCTCTCGTACAGGCGATGGCCGTCCTCGGCACTGAGCATCTTGCACGACATGAAGCACGGATAGCCGTTGACGCTGCGCGGGACGGCTTCGGCGTAGTCCTCGTACAAGAACTGGATGTTATCGGCGATCATCCGCTGGCGGGTGGCCTCGTCGAGCAGCATCAGGATCATGAAGACCATCGGCAGGTCCTCCTGCCTGTTGATCATCCAGCTCACGAACACCTCGTTGCGATAGACGCGCTTGGCCAGGGCGCCGATCTCCTCGTCGGTCTTGCGCTGGTATGGCTTGGGTGCGGTCATGATGGCGCCTCGTTGTCGCCACGATCCAGCATCCATTCGGCCTGACCGATATATTCCATCTCCGCCCACTGGGCGAAGTAGAACGCCTGTCCTCCCGGCTGGCCGTTCTCCCCGGTCATCTGGACGTAGACCATCGCGCCGAATGTCTTGGGTTCACGAACGACGGCGAAGCAGCACGAGAACATCGGGTTGCCAACGTCGGGCGAGAGCTGGACGACGTCGCCCTCTTCGAGATCGCGTTCGTTCGGTCTCATGCGGTGCGCTTCCTGAGCGCCTGGATCACGTCGAGGATGGCACTGCGCAGCACTTCGGCATCGGTTGCCGGGTCCGTCTCGCCGCCCTCAAGGATGGCGTGCAGATACTCGGCAATGTCCTCGTCCGTGTTCAGGTAATCCGCCACCTGGAACGGTTGCAGCTTGGTGATTTCGGTCCAGTTACGGTCGGTCATGGTGTTCTCCAGTCAGTAGTTGGGTTTCCAGATCACGAGCAGGCCGAGCACCAGGCCGATGATGGCCAGCGAGGCGTCCGGCGGCGCGGCGAAGCTGATGCCGGCAGCGGCGGCGGATGCGGCCACGCTGGCGATGGCGCGCGCGGTTGGGTTGGTCATGGTTCCAGCCTCACGCCTTCCAGCGCCGCCAGTCGCATCAGGCTCTTGTACAGGGCGACGATCTCGCGCTCGCGGCTGTTCTTGTCGCCGAAACGGGCGATGGTCTTGAGCATGTGGAACAGCACGCCGGAATCGTCCTTGCTGCCGGTTCGCCACTGCCGCGCGACGAAATACGGATCAACTTTCAGCGTGCCGCGCTCGCGGTCCAGGTCCGACAGCACGTAGTCAAAGTCGTAATGCGCGTCGATGGCGCGGTTGGTCGGATTAGTCATCTTGCCCCAGCATGGCCTCGGGATTGTCGCGCAGCTGCTCCATCTCCACCGCCTGCAGGACGGTGTCGGCCTGGATGGCGCGCCAGTCCTCGACCGCACGGGACAATGCGAACACGGCCTCGCTGCCAGCATTCGGTGCGGTGGCCGCGAGGAACGCGTTGGCGAGCGCCGCCGCTTTTCCCGCCAGATAGGCCGCATCGTGGGTCGACCACGAGCAGTCCTCGGGTGGTTCACCACGGCAGGCGTTCACCACGGCAGTCAACGTCTCGCCCATCGAGATCACGCTCTGCTGGTAATCATGGTCGTCAAACGGGATCGGCGCGCCCACGCTGGACGGTTCCAGGCGACACTCGGGCACGAACACGTCGAACCGCGTCTCGTCCTCCGGGTGCTTGATGGTCTCCAGGAAGGTCGAGCCGAACTTGGTGCGCCAGTGCATGAACAGTTCACGCCGGCCATCCCAGCGGGCGACGGTGGCGTTGCGGCAGCGTCCCTTGTAGTAGGCGCCGTCGATCAGGTCGGATTTGGGAATCATGGTGGTGTTCCTGGCAGCAGCAGCCGCCGCAGTTGTCGATAGTCGGCCAGCGACAGGCCGAATTCCTCGTTGGTCTGGACGAACCGGGCCTGGTGCTCGATGTCCTCGAAGTACAACGGCAGGTCGTCGACGATGGCGTAGTGCGTCACCTCGGGGTGGGCCTTGAGCCACGCGGCGATCTCGTCGGCACGGCTGAACTCCCCGCCCAGGTCAGGCGTCGCCGCCATCACGGGCAGTTCCAGCTTGCAGCCGATCTCGTGCAGCGTGAACGTCGTGCGCCACGTCGACGAAACCACGATGGAACAGTCGGTCGAGTCGCACAGCCTGCGGACCAAGGCCAGCGCCACGTGGTCGAACCGTGCCATGTCGCGCGGCGAGAAGTCGTGCGGGTAGCCGTCGAACGCGGCGCAGGACCGCTCCGAGTTGACCACGCCATCGATGTCGAAGATCAGGACCTTCAACCGGCGTCCTCGATCTTCTGCATGCGCTCGTCGAAATCGGCAGGCGTGCGGAAGTACATCACGCCGGTATCGACGTCGCGGTACACGTCCACGGTCGTGCCCCTGCTGGTGCCAGCGCCGCAGGCCACGCCGACCAGCTCGTACCTGCCGCCCTTGCCGATGCAGGTGTACAGGACGGGCACTGCGCCATTTTCCGTGACAGTCACGGATTTGCGCCGGCCAGAACCGCCGCACGTCTTGCAGGCGTCGTCCTGCCCAGGCTCAGGCGGGTCCGTTTCGATGCCTTGTCCGAAACACTCCGGGCACCGATCCAGCACGGCCAGTGATTCGGCCAGTGCCGCGTCGTGCGCTGCCGGATCGGCGCGGCGCGAGACAGCCTCGTACCGCTTGCCATCGCCAATTCCGTCGAATTCGGCGGAATTGGACGTGTCACCGTCCGTGAATAGATCGAGGATCGACGTGGCGTTCGGGTTGAACTGGCCGTCGCCCAGGCCAGCGGCGCGCGTGATCCGCTCGGCCTCGCGGTCGAACCCCTGATCGTCATCCGGCCACTCTGTCATCCCGATCTGGAAGTGCTCGACCAGCGCGCCAGCGAACTCTACGTGCCGCCTGGCCTCCATGGTCAGGCCGTTGTTGCACATGCGCGCGGCGACCCCGAGCGCGGACAGCACCATATAACCCGGACCGGGTAGCGAAGCGACGGATACGCGTTCGATATGTGCAATCTCATGCGCGGCGAGTGGAGGCATGCCTTCACTTGGCAGCGCGGCGCGCAGGGCGGGCAGGGCTTTCCTGGCTTCCTTGTACGCCTGGCCGTCGTCGCCTTGCAGGATGTCGTCGAGACGGTTCACCGCCTCGCGCAGCATCGCCACGACCGCGTACAGCGCGCTCTGCTCGCGCCGCAGGCGTCCGATGACCGCGTCGGCCAGCATCATCGGCGGCACGTCGACGCCGACGAGGCCCGCGTCGATCAGCTCCTGCCGGACCATGTCCATGCAGTCGGCCATGGCCTGCGTGGTTTGCTGCCGCACCGCCTGCCGCTTGCCGTCCTCACTGGTACGCGCCGCTTCGAGCAGAAAGTGATAGATCGCCTCGATCCTGCGCGCACCCTCGGGGTTGTTCATGCCGCTGCACTCCATTGCGTAGCGCAGCAGATCGTCGTCGAGCTTGACCGGCATGAGCTGGTAGCGCGGCGTGTTCGTTTCCTGTTCGTCATCCATCGCGCCAGTTTCACGTCTGGCGTTCCCTGTTGTCAATAGTGCAGAGGCCCCCATGAAGAAAGTCATCGCCCCTGTGGCGGCGCCGGTACAGGTGCCTGCCGCGAAAGCCCCGACGCCGCCCGCCAAGCCGAGGAACGTACCGGCTCCGCCGCCGGTGCCGCAGCCGTCGCCGATGGCGCGCCAGCCGGTCGCCGCGACCAGCCGCCAGGTGCCGAGCGTGCAGACCGCGCGTGGCGTGGTCCGTACCGACACCCACAACGCCGCCAACCAGCTGCCGGCCTCGGCCAAGCACAAGGGCCGGGGGATGTGATGGCTTCGGGGGCCTTCCCGCCAGCGCCGTTCGAGCCATCTACCGCCTTCCGGGAGTGGCTGGACCGGCTGGTAGGGAACGCCCTGCCGCCCAGGCCCTTGCCGACACCAGAGGAAAAAAACGATGAGTGACGACCGCTCCCCGACCTACTCGACCCGCCTGTGGTCCGAGGAAGTCGGCATGGCCGATCCCGGCGCCGATTTCAACCGCCCGCCCGTGCTGGCCTACACATTCGGCAACCGGACGCTCATCTCCGACGTCAACACGACGCTGTACGCGCCAAGGCCGCTGGAGGAGCTTATCGCCGCCGTGGCGACGTCCCAGGGCCAGACCAGCACGGCGGCCCTGTCGGCCATGCTGCAAGCCTCCGCCACCGGACAGGCCCAGAGCAGCGCCGCGATTGGCTCGGTCGTCAGTCCACCGCTCGACCTGACCGTCATGGCCGCGCAGGTGCAGAGCGCCTACGCCGAGACCGTCACCGCCACGGTCGGCAGCGTCAGCTACGTCATCGGCAGCACGGCACAGGTCCAGCAGGCCAGCGCCAGCGCAGGCGTCGCAGCCGCCGTGAGCGTCGCCACCAGCCAGGCCCAGCACAACACCGCCCTGACCCCGATCAGCAGCGGCGTACGCACGCTCCAGGCCCAGGGCAACGCCGGCCGCGCCAACATCCTCGCCCCGCTCGACACCGTCGTCACCACGAGTCAGGCGCAGCTCGCTGGCACGATCCCGGTCGACGCCGACACGCCGGCCTACGCCACGGTGTGGAACGCCACCGACAACAGCAACCGCGTCGAGGCGGGCCGCATCTACTTCGACAAGCCGATCCAGGACTGGAATTTCCAGGATGCTGAATACGCCGAGCAGATGGGCACGATCAAGGTGACGCAGTCGACCATGAAGGTCACCTACGGTCCGCACGACTTCGGCGCCATGCGCCTGTCCGGCACCACGTACAGCGCCATCGACGGTAAGACCAAGCATACGGTCATCGTCAACTTCAAGCCGACCGAGGACAACTGGCCGAACTACCCGCGTCAGACCGGCGCCGCGCGCGGCGGTTATCGCCGTGGCACCCGCGTCATCAATGGCGCCACCGTCAACGTCGGCCTTTCGGACACCTTCATGTGGCCGTTCGTGGTTACGGTCCACCGCGCCGACGGCTCGATCCTCGGCACCATGGACATGCCGCGCGACCATCTGCCGATCAACAGCCCCGAGCTGTCCGAGGTGCCGACGCTGACCAAGCCGATGCGCCTGCACATGCACTGCGCCTCGATGCTGGTGTGGGAATCGCACGACTCGAAGCAGAACGCCTACGCCCACAAGTACATGCCGGGCGTCGACGAGCGTGCGCTGCGTCCGCACGTCGCCAAGACCCGCGTCGCGTTCAATCCGATGTCGGTGGCGTACACGTTCACGCAGGAAAACAGCATGCACCACTGGTATGGCATGGCGAAGTGGAGCCTGCCATGCAGCCAGGAGGCGTGGACGGCCGACAAGGCCGTTCGCACCGACCCGTACCTGTGGGGCATCGGACCGAACGACCCGAACGGCGCCTACAACCCGTGGGGTACGCAGCCGTGGGCCACGCAGTTCTTCGGTGTGCCCGCGTCCGACTATGGCCACCTCGACGGCGGCCTGGTGCTGCTGACCGGCTGGGCCTACGAGCCGGGCAGCTACTCGGGCAAGGATTACCACCGTGGACCGGGCGGCATCCGCATGGACCGTGTCGTGATCGATTCGCCGTACGCGATCCACATGTCCAACCCGAACTGGGTGCACCTGCGCGACAACACGCCGATCTCGGAGATGGTCAAGCACTGGAGCATGGCCGAGTTCAACATGGCGTTCCACCACTTCGACGGCGACATCAGGGACTTCGCCTCGATCCCGGTGGCCGAGCATCTCGCCGCCAAGTGGTGCCACGGCGAGGTCTACTACAACGTCCAGGTCAAGACGTTCACCGACCTCGACCACGCGATCCCGCAGTTTTGCGTCGAGAACAGCCCGACCTCGCACGCCGACCGCCCGCACTGGGGCGCGATGGTCGACCAGAACAACCGCATGCCGTGGAACGGCCACTCGGTCGACTGGCTGCACAACTACGGCGGATCGTTCTGGGCCGCCACGCTGTACCTGTCCCCGGCGCACGTCGTGTCGTCGAAGTTCCGCTGGCTCGCCTCGGGCATGTGCCAGGCCGGACACGTCAACCCGAACACATGGTGGCGCTCGTTCCTCGTGCGCGACTGGGCCTGGAACATGCGCAACGAGGCCATGATGTGGAAACTGGGCTCCGACCACCCCCAGGGTGTGCGCCAGCAAGACATCGAAGCCCGCATGGAGATCGCCCTGAACGCCCTGCACGACAACGTGTATGTGCCGCTGGAGGTGAACAACTCGCAGACGATGTATTTCCGCTGCCTGCGCAACTTCGGCATCCCCGTCGTGTACGACAACGGCATGTGGAAAATGGCCTCGTGGACGCTTGGCTACTACCTCGCCGATACGCTGCGAGTCTGGCGCCAGAACGGCTTCTGGCACCGGATGTTCACCCGCTCGGACAAGTGCCAGAAGGTGTTGCTGATGATGCTCAAGCTGCTCGACCGTGGCTGCTTCGGCTACTACCTCGACGCCGATGGCTGTTTCAGCACCGGCAACAGCCCGAACCTGTGGATCGGCGACCGCAGCGTCAACAGCGACAGCGTCGAGATCGCCACGTCGTGGGCCGACTGGAACGCCCGCATCTACCACAAGGCGCCGGGCGAAAACATGATCACCAACGCCGACGGCACCCGGCGCTACTGCGAACAGGGTGAATTCCTGCGCATGCAGTGGCCCTACATCCGCCGCGACTACTTCCCCGAGTACCCGGCCGAGCGCGACGTCAACGCCGTGTGCGCCAAGGTCGACCAGTGGGTCATCGACTTCCACGCCGCCATCGAAATCCTGTACGGCCAGCCCGGCACCGAACGCACCCAGTCGGGCCGCGAATGGTCGATCCACCCCGGCTGCGCCCGCATCCTGCCGCCGCCGGTACTGGGGCCGTGACCATGGAGCACAACGACGCCGCCAGCGCCAACCCGCTGGCCTACCGCGACTACCGCGAGCTGCCGGAATCCATCCGCGCCCTGTATTCGTTCGAGCAGTACCTCTGGCTGTCCGACGCCGAAAAGGTCCGCCTCATCCAGGCCGAGACCGAGCCGGACAGTTATTCCGACTGACCTGATAGGACACCCCAATGAGCAAACTCCTCGTCGGCCTCGACGACAGCGCCATGACCACCTGCGCCAACGACATGATCATGGCCAAGGAGATCGCCGATACGCTGAATACCCACTATCCGGGCCACCTGTGGGCCGTGAGCGTGGACGGCAGCAACGGCGTGGCCAACATCCACGACCTCATGCTCAACGGCCAGTGGGGCTACGTGCTGAAACTCGTGAACATCTTCTCCGCGTCCGACTTCAAGAAGGACGTGATCCGCGCCGGCGGCGAGATTCTGGAGCGCTTCCGCATGAGCCGCGGCGCCTTCAACGAATCGCAGTACAACCAGTTGGCGACCACCTTCGCCGGCGACTTCGTGTTCGACCGATAACCGAGGCACCATGGACGACCAGACCAACACCGCCGCGCCCGCCAACGCGACCCCGGACTGGGTCGCCCTGGCCCGCGACGCCTTTTCCGCCTCGACCAACTGGTTCGACGCCTCCGTGCGCCAGCAGATCGAGGGAGATTTGCGCCAGTTCCAGGGCCAGCACCCGGCCGGCTCGAAGTACCTGGCCGAGGCCAACAAGGGCAGGAGCAAGCTGTTCCGGCCCAAGACCCGCACGACGATCCGCAAGAACGAAGCCGCCGCTGCCCAGGCCTTCTTCGCCTCGAACGACGTGGTGAAAGTCGGCGCGCAGGACGAGGACGATCCGCAACAGGCCGCGTCGGCCGCCGTCATGGGCGCGCTGCTGCAATACCGGCTCACCAAGTCGATCCCATGGTTCCTGACCCTTGTCGGCGCCTACCAGGACGCCCAGACCACCGGCGTCGTGGCCAGCTACCAGCACTGGCGCTACAACGAGAAGAAGGGCGTCGACCAGCCGGCGATCCGCCTCGTCCCGGTCGAGAACCTGCGCATCGATCCGGGCGCCGACTGGACCGACCCGGTCAACACGTCGCCGTACGTGATCGAGCTGATCCCGATGTACGTCAAGGACGTCAAGGCACGCATGAGGACGCCGGACCCGAAGACGGGAGAGGCCAAGTGGAAGACGTTGGCCGATTCGGCGATCCAGGGCGCCACCAAGACCTACGGCGACTCGATCCGCTTGCAGCGCGAGGCCCCGCGCCAGGATTCCAAGTACCAGCAGCAGGCCAACGGCAATTTCAATGTCGTCTGGGTGCACAAGAACATCATCGAGGTCGACGAGGTCGACTACGTCTATTACACCCTCGGCTGCGAGCACATCCTGTCGGACCCGGTGCCGCTGGATCAGGTGTACTTCCACGGCCGGCGTCCGTACGTGATCGGCAGCTGCGTGCTGGAGGCGCACAAGCTGTATCCGTCGTCGGTGCCCAGGCTCACCAAGGACGTGCAGGCCGAGATCAACGAGGTCGCCAACCAGAGGATCGACAACGTCAAGCTGGCGATGAACAAGCGATACTTCGCGCGCCGCAACAAGCAGGTCGACCTGCGCAGCGTGACGAGGAACGTTCCCGGCTCCGTCACCCTTGTGCAGGACATCGACGACGTCAAGGTCGTCGAGTTCAACGACGTCACCGGCTCCTCGTACAAGGAGCAGGAGGTCCTGAACCTCGACTTCGACGACGTCGCCGGCACCTTCTCAGGTTCCTCGGTGCAGTCCAACCGCAAGCTCAACGAGACCGTCGGCGGCATGCAGATGCTCGACGCCGGCGCCAACCAGGTGTCCGGCTACCAGCTGCGCACCTTCGTCGAGACGTGGGTCGAACCGGTCCTGCGCCAGCTCGTGCTGCTGGAGCAGTACTACGAGACCGACGACGCGATCATCGCCCTGGCCGGCAAGGCCGCCAACCTGTTCCAGCGCTTCGGCATCGACCAGATCACCGACGAGCACCTGATGAACGAGTTCACGGTCAACGTGAACGTCGGCATGGGCGCGGTCAACCCGGCCGACCAGGTGCGCCAGTTCGTCGACGGCATGACGGCACTGGGCAACATGCTCGCCAACGAGGGCCTTGTCCAGCTGGGCCTGAACGTCGAGGAGATCGTCAAGGAGCTGTTCGGCAAGCTCGGCTACAAGGACGGCGCCCGCTTCTTCCACTTCGACGGCTCCGACCCGCGCATCACGCAGCTCCAGCAGCAGGTGCAGCAGCTCCAGCAGCAGCTGGCCCAGAAGGCCGACCCGGCCCTCATCGCCGCGCAGATCCGCAAGATCGATGCCGAGGTGGCCAGCATCGGCGTTAAGGACAAGGTCCAGGCCGCCGAAGCCGTCAAGAAGGGCTCGGAGGCGCAGTTCTCGGCCATGCAGACGGCCGAGGTCATCGCCGCCGTGCCGGGCGTGGCGCCGATCGCCGACGAGCTGATGAAGGCCGCCGGCTACCGGCCGCCAACGCCGACCGGCATCGACCCGAATTTCCCGCAGCCGGCCGCGCCCGCCGCCGGCCTCTCCGTGCAGGACGTCACCAACCGCCGTACCGGCGTCGGCTTCGTGCCCGGCCAGAGCCCGTCGACCACCAACATGCCGAACCCGCCATTGCCCGCGACGCCAGGCACCGGCCAGCGCCACGGCATCGAGACCGTGCGACCGGACAGCGTGATCGGGCAGGCGGCCTACGCCAACGGGGGCCTGATCGGTGGCTATGGCGCGGGACTGGACCCCGAGGATCGCCTCGACCTGCTCGACCGCATGCGCATCCAGGCCGACAACCGCCGCCTGTACGGCGCCGAGATGGGCCTCAAGTCACCCGACCCGTTCGGCCTGGTCCTGAGCGGGTTCACAGACGCCACCAATGCCGACCCGACCACGCGCTACAAACCGTTCGCGGACGGCGGTCTGGTCGACACGGACAACCCGCTCCGGCAGGCGTGGAACGGCGCCACCACCGCAGTGAGCAACGGCGTGCAGCAGGTCGCCAGCCTGCCGGGCCGGGCGCTGGATGCCTATGACCGGCTGTCGAACGAGTATCCCAAGACCAAGCTGTTCCTGGACGTGGCGCCGGGAACGAACCTCGTCACCTCGGCGCTGGACGTCGCCAGCGACCTGCACAAGGGCGAGTACGGCACCGCCGCCCTCGATGCGGTCGGTCTGCTGCCAGGCTACAAGCTGGCGAAGGCGCCGATCCACACGGCGGCGCAGCGCGCGATGGCCAAGCTGTCGAAGGAAGCACCGAACATTGACATGGCCGTCAACGCCCTCCCGGAATACCTGGAGAAGACCAGCGGCACGCCGCCGCAGCAGCAACAGCAGCAGCCCCAAATCACGGAATCACGCTACGCCAACGGCGGCCCGATCCAGGGCCCGGGCACCGGCACCTCGGATTCGATCCCGGCCACGATCGACGGCAGCCAGCCGGCGCGCCTGTCCAACGGCGAGTACGTGATCCCGGCCGCCGTGGTCGACGCGCTCGGCCAGGACTTCTTCGACCACATCGTGCAGCAGCTGCACATGCCGGCGCAGGGCCAACCGGGCGAGCCGGCCGACATGGAACCGGTGGGGCTGCAGGGTGGCGACTACGTCATCCCGGCCGACGTCGTCAAACAGCTGGGCCGTGACTTCTTCGACAAACTCGTAGAGACCTATAACGCATGATCGAACTCGATTTCTCGCGCTTCCCGCCGGAAGTGCGCAAGCTGTTGCATACCGTCCAGTTTGGCCTGGACGTCGCCGAATTCGTGAGAAGTCCGGTCGGCCAGTACCTGCTCGGCCGCGCCGAGCAGGAGCGCGAAGCTGCGCTGGATGAGCTGGCGTACACCAGCGCCGCCGACGTCGAACACATGCGTGAGTTGCAGATGATCGTGCGCCGCGCCGATTCCTTCGCCCAGTGGCTCGAAGACGCCCAGATGGAAGGGCGCGCGGCCGAGGCCGAAGTACAAAGCCACGAGGGTGAATGATGATGAATGAAGACCTGGACACGATCCTCGACGGCGACGACGCCATGCTGCTGGAGCCGCGCGAAGTGTTCGACCCCTGCGTGATCGGCATCGCCGAGCGCCTGGGCCTGCGCGTGGCCGCCTACGACAGCGCCAAGGTAATCCATGCGCTGATGGACCACCACGGCTGGGACGAGAAAGAAGCCGGCGAGTGGTTCGAGTTCAACATCGCCGGCAGCTGGATGGGAGAAGGTTCGCCCGTGTTCCTCGAACTGTTCGGCGAATGAGGGCCACCATCATCCCGTTCCCGCAGCGCGACGAGCCGACGCTGGAAGGGGAAGCGATCTGCACCGACTGCGGCCACCTCTGGCACGCCGTCGTCCCGGTCGGCACCACGCACCTCGAATGCCCGACCTGCCTGACCGACAGCGGCCGCCTGCGTTACCCGGCCCTGCGCGACGGCGACCACTGGCAGTGCAACTGCGGCGGCATGCTGTTTCGCGTGACCCGCGCCATGGTCTACTGCGCCGACTGCGGCCGCGAGCAGCACATCGGAGACTAGCCCCACGCAGGCGCGTCAGCGGGCGAGCAGATCGCGTGGATCGCCCCCGGTATCGGTCATCCGCTTGTAGCGCCTGGCCACCTCGCGCGCCTGATCGATCGTCCATGTCTTGACGCTGCCGATGGTGAGGCGGCACTTGATCCCGCCGCTCTGGCGCACCTTGCTGTCGAACACGAATGACTTGACGCCCCTGCGCGTCACCCGGACGCCCAGCCCAGGACAGGCGCCGTCCCAGTAGATCGACTGGTCCTTGCCCTCGGCGCACACGAACGATGCGATCAGGTCATCGGTGAATTCGGGCCACTGCATGACGGTTTCCAAAAAGCGGCAAGCCTAGCACAGTCCGCCCGCCCCTGACAGCCGCCGTCCCGGCACCCAGTTTCAGACCCGCGCCCTGCGGGTTTTTTCGCCCGCATCCCGCGGGCTTCACCCAGGAGTGTAATCAATGAGCGCTATCCAATCGGACGTGCAAAGCGATGACGTTGTAGCAGCACCGGCAGACCCCGCAGCAGAAAAAGCAGCACCCCAGAAAACCGCCCGCGAGCTGGCCATGGAGCAGCTTGAGGCACGCCACCAGGCCGAGATGGCCGCACAAAACGGCTGGGAACTGCCGGCCGACCCGGACCCCGAGCCGGCGCCCGCGCCGGACCAGCTCTCGGCCCAGCTGAACGACCCGGAGCCCGAGCCGGCACCCGTCCCCGCGCCCACCGCTGCCGCGCCGCAGAAGGTCAAGGTCAAGATCGACGGCGAGGAGGCCGAGGTCCCGGTGGAGGACCTGGTGCGCCAGTACCAGAAGAATTCGACCGCCGACAAGCGCCTGGCCGAGGCCACGCGCTTGCTGCGTGAGGCCCAGGAGGCCGAGGCGGCACGGCTGTTGCGCGAACAGCAGGCGCAACAGCAGCAGCTCCAGCTGCAGCAACAGCAGCAGGAACCACAACCGAATCCCGTGGACGTCGACACCGTCGGCGCCCGCAAGGAGTTCCTCAAGGCCCTGTTCGAGGGCGACGAGGATAACGCGCTCGCCAAACTGGACGAGATGTTGGCTGGACGGCAGCAGGTGCAAGCACCCGCGCCCATCCTCGACGTCGACCAGATCGCCCAGTCGGTGACGCAGCACGTGCAGCAGAAGCTCGCCGTAGAGAGTGTATTGACGCAGAACCGACGCGACTATCCCGAACTGTACGCGGACCCCGACATGGAAGCCCTGGCCCTGGCCAAGATCCAGCGCATGCAGGCAGAAGAAGGCACCGACTTCTTCGCCGCGCTGGACACCGTCAGCAAGCAAATGGCGACCAAGTTCGGCTGGGGCGCCGCGGCACCGGACCCGGGCCGCCGTGAAGATCCTGCACCGACCACGTCCTCCCGAGCGCAAAAGCTGGAGCAGAAGCGAACGATCGACAACGTTGCCTCGATCAACACGAAAACCGCGCCCACCGAGCCGCAGCCCGAGGACGCAAGTTCCATCATCGCCGCCATGAAGGCGGCGCGCGCTGGCGGCTAAGGCGCAATCCATCTTTTTCATTCAAGGAGTAACATCATGGCAGGTCAGGTCTGGTTGACAAATTCTTTGGGCGGCTACATGTGGTCGCCCAACCTCTCGAAAGTGCTGCGCATGTCGGTGCAGCCGCTGACGAAGTTCCGTCAGTTCGCCGACATCAAGGACGCAGCCGTCCAGGGCAAAGGCATCGGTGAGGCGTTCCACTGGAACGTCTACAGCGACGTCGCAACCCAGGGCACGACCCTGACGGAAGGCACCGCAATGCCGACCACCAACTTCGTCATCACGCAGGGCACGATGACGGTCACGGAAATGGGTAACTCCGTTCCGTACACCTCCAAGCTCGACGACCTGTCGGAGCACCCGGTCAAGGAGATCATCGCCAAGGTCCTGAAAAACGATGCGAAGAAAGCCTTCGACATCGCGGCCGAAGCGCAGTTCAAGCTGACCCCGCTGAAAGTCGTCCCGACCGGCGGCACCTCCACCAGCGCCGTCACGCTGTCGACCAACGGCACCGCCGCTGGCACCAACAACGTCGCCCTGGGCAAGAACCACGTCAAGGCGATCGTCGACGTGATGAAGGAGCGCAACATCCCGCCGTACGTCGCCGACGACTACATCGGCCTGGCCCACCCGACCACGTTCCGCCAGTTGAAGAACGATCTGGAAGCCGTCCACCAGTACGTGGACGCCGGTTTCCAGATGATCCTCAACGGCGAAATCGGTCGCTACGAGTCGGTCCGCTTCGTCGAGCAGACCAACATCGCCAAGGCCGCATGGACCAACGGCCAGTCGAACTGGGCGTACTTCTTCGGTAACGACACCGTTGCCGAGGGCATCGTCATCCCGGAAGAGATGCGCGGTGCGATCCCGTCCGACTACGGTCGTTCGCGCGGCATCGCCTGGTACTACCTGGGCGGCTTCGGCATCATCCACGCGGCCGCGCCGAACGCGCGCATCGTGAAGTGGGACTCCGCTGCGTAAGCAGCGTCCAGAAACGCCTGCCCCTACCTGACGGCGGGGCGGGCGTTTTTTCGTGACGATCACGGAATTCTCACAGGAGGTCACCATGACCATCGAAAACAGCGACCTGAATACCAGCGGCGCACTGCCGGCCTCGAACGGCAGCCTGACCGGCGCCTCGGGCGACGGCAACGATCCCTCCCTGGCCGACCTGGCCAAGGGTTTCAGCACCGTCCCGGCCCCGGAAGCGGTTCCGACCTGGATGCCGCAGAACGCCAACGACGGCGAAAACTACGTGGGCGATCCGTTCGATCGCGGCGGCTTTGCCGGCCGCCCGATGGGCCGCGAGCGTTAATCAAGGAGAATCACATGTCCGACTCGAACTACAAACCGGATGGCACTGGCGTCGTCATGGGCGACACCAAGCCAATGCCCGACCGTGGCACCAGCACCGGCATGACCGGCTTCTCGACCGAACTGGACGGCCGCAGCCTGGACACCGACGCGACCAACAGCCTCGGCCGCCTGACCGGCACCGGCAGCGACCCGATGGAAGAATGCTACGCCGACGATCCGACGTTCGGCCCGGCCAAGGGAGATAGCGCGGAAGACGCACGGGAGAAATACTGATGGCAGGCCAGCTCGATCGCTCCAGGCCCTTTTCTCAGGTCGTGAACGACACCGAGGGCCGCTTCTACGAACAGGACGGCGTCCACTACACCGCCAGCGGTGAAGTCTGGGCCCCGGCCGCTCCCGCCACGGCCCCGGCCAAGAAGAAGGCCGCCGCGGCCGCCGCCGACGACACGCCGCAGGAGCCAGCTTGACCTGGCGCCCGGATGACCCGACGGGCGAAGAGGCCCGCAAGGTGGTCTGGGACGTCGTGCAGTACCTGCGCGGCACCGTCCTCGACCTGGGGTGCGGTCCGCGCAAGGTCCTGCCGCACGTGATCGGCGTGGACAGTTGCGTCGACACCCAGCTCTTCGGCATCGAGATCCACCCTGACATCAAGGTCAAGGACTGCGCCGACCTTGCCGACTTCGAGGACGCCGCGTGCGACGCCGTCTTCTCGTCCCACCTGCTCGAACACATCGTCGACTACGAGGCCGCACTGCTCGAATGGTGGCGCGTCATCAAGCCAGGCGGCTACCTCGTGCTGTACCTGCCGCACCGCGACCACTACCCGCGCATCGGCACCCCGGGCGCGAACGTCGACCACAAACACGATTTCTGCGAGGACGACATCGGTGTGGCCATGGTCGGCGTCGCCCACAAGAGCGGCCACGGCTGGGACCTCGTCGAGTGCGAGGTGAGAAGCGACCGCCAGGAATACTCGTTTTTGATGGTGTTCAGGAAGCTGGCCGACCCGGACATGCGCTACAGCCACCGCGCACCGAAACCGGATAAAACCTGCTGCATCTCGCGCTTCGGCGGCTTCGGCGACATGCTGCAAATGTCGAACATCCTGCCCGAGCTGAAACGCCAGGGCTACCACATCACCGTCAATACGACGCCGTCCGGCCAGGACATCGTGCGCGAGGACCCGCACATCGACAGTTTCCTGATCGTCGACCCGGACCTCGTGCCGAACCACGAGCTGCCGCTGTTCTGGGAGTCGATCGCGCGCCGCTACGACAAGTTCATCCAGCTGTCCGAATCGGTCGAGGGCACCCTGCTCGCCATGCCGGGCAGGGCGAACCACATGTGGCCGCAGAACGTGCGCCAGGTCGTCCTGAACAAGAACTACCTCGAATGGACCAGTTTCCTCGCCGAGCTGCCGTACCACTCCGAGGCGAAGTTCTACCCGACCGAAGTCGAGGCCCACCACGCCGAGATGGACCTGCTGGAGATCCGCCGCGATCGCACCCCCAAGGACCTCATGATCGGCATGGCGTCGCCCGACGTCTTCTACATCATGTGGGCGCTGGCCGGGTCATCGGTCCACAAGTTCACGCCGCACATGGATGCCGTCATCGCCCGCGTGCTGCTGGAAATGCCCGAGGCCGTCGTCATCCTGACCGGAGACATGGCCTGCCAGATCCTGGAGACCGGCTGGGAGCTGGAGCCGCGCGTGTACCGCAAGTCGGGCAAGCAGACCATCCGCGAGACCTTGTCTCTGGCGCAGAAGGTCGACCTGGTGATCGGCCCGGAAACCGGAGTACTCAACGCCGTCGCGTTCGAGGAAGACGTCTCCAAGATCGTCATGCTCTCGCACAGCAGCGTGGAAAACCTGACCAAGCACTGGTTCATGACCCAGTCGCTGGCGCCCGCCGGCACGAGCTGCTACCCGTGCCACCGCCTGCACTACGGCTCGGCGTACTGCAACACCGACGCCGTGACCGGCGCCGCGCAGTGCCAGGTCGACATCGGCCCGGGCGAAATCTTCGAGGCGATCAAGCGCGTCTACGACGACTGGAAGGATGAATCATGACCCTGCAGGACCTGATCACGCTGTTTCGCAACGAGGCCGACGACGCCACCGAACCCTATCTGTGGGAGGACGAGGAGGTGATCGAGTTCGCCAACGACGCCGAGACCGAGGCCTGCCGCCGGGCCCGACTGCTGGTCGACTCCACCAGCGCGCTCACCCAGCTGCTGGTCGACCCGCTCGACGCCGGCCTGGTGGCGCTCGACCCGGCCGTCGTGTTCGTGCGCCGCGCCCAGCTGATGGGCCAGCGGCCGCTGCACCGCGTCACGGTGCGCGACCTGGACGCGCACAACCCGTACTGGCGTA